CGTAGAACAAATTAATGAAACTATCCAGGCAGGTAGAAGCGTCCTTGGTGAAGTTGATCATCCCGATGACCTAAAGATTAATTTGGATCGCGTATCGCATATGATTACAGGTATGTGGATGGACGGTCCTTGCGGTTATGGTAAACTAAAAATTCTACCAACTCCAATGGGCGAACTTGTGAAAGCAATGATCACCAGTGGTGTAAAGTTGGGTGTTAGTAGCCGCGGAAGCGGAGAAGTAGCCGACAACGGTCGTGTAAGTGGTTTTGATATCATTACCGTTGATATTGTAGCACAGCCTTCGGCTCCAAATGCATATCCCAAAGCAATCTATGAGGGCTTGATGAATATGCGTCATGGACACCGAGTGTTAGATGTGGCTCGTGATGCCACACAAGATCAAAGAGTACAGAAGTACCTGAAAGAAGGCATTACACGCCTTATCAAAGACCTTAAGTTAAAATAGGAGAAACCTGATGTTATTAGATGCTATCAAACCATTGGTAGACAGCGGCATCATAAACGAAGATACGCAGCAGGCTATCAACGAAGCTTGGGAAACCAAACTAGTTGAAGCTCGCGAAAGTGTGCGTGCAGAACTTCGTGAAGAATTTGCTACTCGCTATCAGCATGACAAACAAGTCATGGTTGAAGCTCTAGACAAAATGGTAACTGAATCTCTACAAGTTGAACTCGAAGAGTTTGCAGCAGAGAAACAAGCTTTAGCAGAAGATCGTGCGAAATTTAAAGTTCACATGATGGAAAGCAGCGAAAAGTTCAATAATTTCTTGGTTGGTAAGTTAGCTGAAGAAATTAAAGAACTACGTGAAGATCGCAAGCAATATGAGAATAGTGTTAGTAAACTAGAATCATTTGTGATCAAAGCACTAGCAGAAGAAATTCAAGAGTTTGAGCAAGACAAGCAGGCAGTGGTTGAGACAAAAGTTCGTCTAATCGCTGGTGCTAAAGACAAGCTTGCAGAACTACAACAGAATTTCATCGCTCGTTCTGCTGAACTAGTTAAAGAATCAATTACCAGAAAACTAGAGTCAGAAATGACTCAACTCAAAGAAGATATCCACATGGCTCGTGAGAACATGTTTGGTCGTCAAATCTTTGAAGCTTTTGCAAGTGAATTTGCAGTTACTCACTTAAATGAGAACAAAGAAATTCGCAAGCTACAAGCTGTTGTTGCTGCCAAAGAGCAAGCACTAGCGGAAGCTAGAGGCCAAGCTGAACACGCTGCAATGATCGTTGAATCAAAAGAAAAAGAGATAAGAGTTATAAAGGAATCAACAGAGCGTAAAGAAATCCTAGCGAGTCTGTTAAAACCTTTAAACAAGGAGAAAGCTACAGTAATGAGCGAACTTCTTGAAAGTGTGCAGACTGTAAAATTACAGAGTGCATACGATAAGTATCTACCAGCTGTTCTAAACAACACAGCAAGAGTTGAGTCAAAACCTAAGGCCATGCTCAACGAAGGTCGTATAGAAGTAACTGGTGATAAATCTGCTAATACTGCCGCAGTTGAAGAAAACGCAAATAACGTTTTTGAAATCAAGCGGTTAGCAGGGCTAAAGTGAACCCTAAATAGGAGAAAAGGAAAATTATGTCACAAGCACTATTAGAAAGCCGTTGGGGCGAAACAAAAGACGCTCTGCTAGAAGGCTTAAACGGTTCGAAAAGAACCACAATGGGTGTTATTCTTGAAAATACCCGTAAGCACTTGATGGAAACTGCAACCGCTGGCGCTACTGCTGCATCAAACGTTGCAACTCTAAACCGTGTTATTCTTCCAGTAATTCGTCGTGTAATGCCGACAGTTATTGCTAACGAAATCGTTGGTGTTCAGCCAATGACTGGACCTGTTGCACAGATCCACACTTTACGTGTTCGTTATGCTGACACTACTACTGATAGCGCAAGTATCTACGCTACTGGTACAACTGCTGGCGACGAGGCTCTAAGCCCATTCAAGATTGCTGTTGCTTATTCTGGTCTAACCAATGGTGGTACTGCTACTACTGGTAAGGCTGCTTCAACAAGCACTCTAGAAGGCGTAACTGGTAATAGAATCAACGTTCAAATCTTGAAACAAGTTGTTGAAGCGAAGACACGTAAGTTAAGTGCTCGCTGGACTTTTGAAGCTGCACAAGATGCACAAGCCATGCATGGTCTTGACATCGAAGCAGAAATCATGGCAGCTCTTGCTCAAGAGATCACTGTTGAGATTGACCAAGAAATTCTAGGTTCTTTACGTAGCCTAGCAGCAACTGAGTTCACATTTGACCAAGCTGCTGTAAGTGGTACTGCTACATTCGTTGGTGACGAACACGCTGCACTAGCTGTTCTAATCAATCGTACAGCAAACCTAATCGCTTCACGTACACGTCGTGGCGCTGGTAATTGGGCAGTTGTAAGCCCAGCAGCTCTAACTGTACTACAGAGCGCAACAACTTCAGCATTTGCTCGCACAACTGAAGGTACCTTTGAAGCTCCTACCAACACCAAGTTTGTTGGTACACTAAACGGCGCAATGCGTATCTATGTTGACAGCTATGCTAGTGATAGCCAGGCTGTTTTAGTTGGTTATAAGGGTTCAAGCGAGGCTGATGCAGCCGCGTTCTACTGCCCATATATCCCTCTAATGAGTTCTGGTGTTGTTCTAGATCCAAGCACATTTGAGCCAGTAGTTGGTTTCATGACTCGTTATGGTTATATCGAGTTAACAAACACAGCATCATCTTTTGGTAATGCTGCTGACTACCTAGGTGAGATTGCTGTTTCTAACCTATCATTCCAGTAATTTTCCACTCGGGATGGGAAACATTAAACCGCCGCAAGGCGGTTTTTTGTTGGGTGTGTTTTTGCACGATAAATACTTTTGCTCGTGTAGCATTTACACACATACACACAAGGAGGTTATCATGAGCAAAACACCATACGAGATTCGTCTCGAACTTTTACATCTAGCACAATCTATTCTACAAACTCCGGTTTATCAAACTCGAGAAGCAAAAGTCAATGAATATCATTCAAAATTAACCGATGCCAATCGTGAAACTATTCCGTATCCAACTTTGCCAGATTTTCCGTCAGCCACGGATATTATTGCCAAGGCCGAGGAACTGAAAAAGTTTGTAGACCAAGCGTAATAAAAGGGCCGCAAGGCCCTTTTTTGTTGGCTGCAATAAATATACATGTTCTCGAGAACTTATGCGGAGCCAACCGCGTAGGCCTAGAACGCCAATTTAAGGAGAAAACAAAATGGCAAGAGGTTTAAAAATCAGTCATGAAAGAGATGACGGCACGCTAGTTGATCAGGAAGTAAGCACAACAATCAGTTCAATTGGTGGCACTGGTGGTCGTCCACAGTGGATCACGGTACAAGGTGTAAAAACAGTAAAAGTTCAATTTAATACAGATGCAAGCATATATCACGGCAATGCATACGTTGTTGCACAAAAAGGTGCAAGACAATTTTTAGTAGCAAACGCAGTTGGCTCAATTGAGGATGCTACTCACAGCAATGCAAGCGTCACTGTAGCTACGCTAACAGCTGGCGCAGATGCAGCAAATGCAGCAGTGGCATCTGGTGCAGCCGCAATGACAGTTACAGGATACAATACCAGTAATGTTCGTTTCTACGTAAAGAGAATTTCTAACAAGTTTGTTTGGGATTTTAGCAATAACAGATATCGTTGGCGTACAAGCGATAATGTAGCTACAAGCACTTTTGCTAATGTAGAATGTCATTAATCGCAACATGACAATCAAGCCCGCTTCGGCGGGTTTTTTTATGGATTCACAAACCTTTAGCCCGCATAAATACACTGAATAAGGACTATATAAATGCCTTCTGTACAAAATTTAAATACAGATCTTGTAATTTCTAACAAAGTTAATCCCGTAGCGGATATCACTTTGGCTACACGTACCGTTTTTATTGATGGAAACCTAACTGTTGGTGGCAATACCACAACAGTCACAAAAGTAGAAATGGAAGTCAGTGATAATACCATCACACTCAACAAGGGTGGCGGCGGAGCCAGCGGTGTAGTATTGGGAACTGCAGGTATCGAAATTGATAGAAAAAACAGTGTTGGGACCGGGCTTGCAAACGTTGCTATTCGTTGGAACGAAACTTTTGACAAATGGCAAATTACAAACGATGGAACAACGTACGGAAACATTACTACTAGTTCGGGCGCAGCAGCGGTTGCTATCATCGACGATCCAGCGCCACAACTTGGCGGTAATTTAGACGTACTGGCAAGAACCATCTTTAGCTCAAATACTGCACAAGTCATAATTGATAGCAATGTGGCAATACAAAACACAAACACCGTACCCAGTGCCATAGCCGGGTATAATGTAATTTACACACAAGCTCCCAACTCAGGTGGGTCAGGACTGTTTGTGACAAACACAACAAATACAAATAGAGAATTGGCTAGTACTAGAAAAGCAATTGTCTATTCATTGGTATTATAAGGATTTAAAATGGCAATTCATAACACACCAGTAGTAGATTCAGGACAACCAGCAGCAAATATATTTGCTTGCTCTAGCACCAATGGGGATGCACTGACTACATTGTATCTTTGCAATCGTACTGCCGCCAATTTACAAGTGAATGTATACGTAGTTCCTGGAAGTTTTGTAGCAAACGCTAACAATATTGTTTATAGTAATGTGACTATCACAGGTGGCGACACATTGGTTGTAGATTGGGAGAAATTAGTTTTTGGCACAGGAGATACCATTCGTGCCAACACATCAGCGGGCGACAGTCTGATTGCTACAGTAAGTACTATAGGTTTGTAAAAATGGCACGATTCTTAAAGAACACTCAATTAAAAGGCGGAAGCTATGCACTACAACTGCCTCTAGGGTACAGTAGTGTTGGCCCAGACGTTCCGGTCACTGGTCAAATTAGATTCAATTTGACCAATACAAAAGTTGAATTATTTTACAACGGTGCATGGAACCAAGTGGCCAAAATAGGAACGGTAGCAATTGTTGTGGATGAGTTCACTGGCGACGGAGTACAAACTAATTTTACCATGAGTCAAAGTGAAAGTTCGGACAATGCTGTGTTAGTTTCTATTGGTGGTGTTTATCAACAACCAACAACGGCTTATACTGTGTCTGGAACCACAATTACATTTACAAGCCCCCCGCCAGCGCCCGGAGTTAACCCTAATAAAATTGTAGTTGTTCATAATCTTAACAGCACGAACGCTGTATAAGGACAAGTAATGGCAATTGGGCGTATATCCGGACCAATGCTGTTTAGCAACCTTGACAGACAAGGTGTTGACCTCGCATTTGATTCTAATCTAGTTTACTTAGATGTCACCAATCGTCGTGTGGGTATTTCTAATACGTCACCACAGTACGCCATTGACAGTCCTGGTAATGTACGTTTAGCAAATATCCTTATCCAAGGAAATTCAATTTCTTCAAATACTGGTGTTGTTGACTTAGGAAGTATTTCTAACATCACTATTGCTGGCGGATCCGCTAACTATGTAATTCATACGGATGGCAATGGAAATCTAGCCTGGGGGCAAATCAGTGATCTAGATGTTAGTTGGGGAAATCTATTATTAGCCAATAACACTATTTCAATCACCAATACTGACGGTAATTTAATACTAGCGGCCAATGGTAGTGGATCAGTGACCACCGCAAACGATTTTTATGCCGCCAACGTTTACGCAACAAATATATCAGGTGTAATTAATTCCGGAAGCGGTAATGTCACTGCCAATCTAACAGGAAATATAACCGGAACCTTTGGCAACTTTAGCGGTAATTTGTATTCAAGTTGGCTTGAAGGTAATGTTGTAGGATCTCACGGAAATTTTAATACAGTAAATGTAAACGGTACAATGACTGCAACTGGAAATGTAGTTGCTCAAAAAATTACCAGTCCCACAGGCGATCTGCATATCAGTGCTGGGACGTCAGATCCTAATAACATCATCAGATTTGACAGTGTTAGTGCATTTGATATTCCGTCTGGCACAACGGCAGAAAGACCTCCTACACCAGATTATGGCTATGT